GGGGGAGTCAACAATCGCAAAATTACTATCTGAGGAAGATATTAACGTAGTTCAGAAACAGACAAGTACTGCTTCTTTTGACGTTAAAAACAGAGAGCTAGTCCTTCCTATCTGGAAAGATGAGATGTCTGATAATGTTGCTGATTTACTAGTGTGCCATGAGATTGGTCATGCTTTGTATACTTCAGAGAATATGTTGAATGAAATGATTGAAAGAAACATTAATAAAACTTTTGTTAATGTTATAGAAGATGCAAGAATTGAAAAGATGGTTCAACAGAAATATGCTGGTTCAAGGTCAGTATTCCTTAAAGGTTACAAAGAATTAATTGATAAAGATTTCTTTGGTACTAAAGGTAAAGATATTTCAAATATGAATTTAATTGATAGAATTAACTTGTACTTTAAAGGTACAGTTAATACTCCATTTGCAGACCAAGAAAAGATATGGGTAGAAAAAGTTGGTAATACAAAAACTGAAGCTGACGTTCTAAATCTTTCAGAAGAATTATACAAGTGGATGCAAGAGAACAAAGAGTCTCAAGGTGAGGAACAAGAAGAGCAATTACAGTCTGGTGAGTCTGAGGATAGTCCAGAAGAAGATTCAGAAGAAGGTCAAGAACAAAGTCAAGATTCTAATGCTCCTGCTCAGTCAGAAGAAGATTCAGATGAAACTGATGATACTCAAGAAGTAAATGTTAATACTCTAGAAGGTGGTAAGGGTGCAGATGAGATAAATGCTACTACAGACACTAGTTATTCTAAAAAGACAGAAGAAGCAAGAGATACTACTGCTAAAGACAGATCATATTCTTTTATTCCTAAAACAAAAACAAAGAATATAATTATTCCTTCAGATAAAATACTTGAATTATGCAGAGAAAATTATAAAGAAGAAGACGAAAATACTTTATTTATTAAAAAGACTAATGAAGAATTTCTAACTATTAAAAGAGATAGTAAAAAAGTTATTTCTTATATGGTTAAAGAATTTGAGATGAGAAAATCTGCTGACTTATATAAGAGAGCTGCTACTTCTAAAACTGGTACTTTAGATATGGGTGTTTTACACTCTTACAAATTCAATGATGACTTATTTAGAAAAGTAACTACTATGCCTGGAGCTACCAGTCATGGTATGGTAATGTTTTTAGATTGGTCTGGTTCAATGCATACTAATATGGCAACTACTCTAAAACAATTATTTAATCTAATATGGTTTTGTGACAGAATAAAAATTCCATTTCAAGTTTATGCTTTTACTGATTCTTATAATAGAGATACTAGAAGTTGGGATGGTGGAATAGATACTACAACTCAAGATTTTAAATCTGGTGATATGATAATTGATGATGTAAAATTACTAGAATTTTCTTCTAACAAAATGAATAAAAAAGACCAAGATGAAATGATGAATTATCTTTGGAAAATGGCTCAAAGATGGGTTGGTCATAGAGATTGGAGAAAAGATGGTTTTCCAATAAATGTTCCATATAAATTAAATTTGGGTGGAACTCCTCTTAATCATGCTATTGTTGCTGCAATGGATTTATTACCAAAGTATAAAAAATCAATTGGTGTTCAAAAATTAAATACTGTATTTCTAACAGATGGTTATAGTCACCCTATTAGACAGAAATGTATTGTTGATAATGTTGGGAGTAATCAAAGTGCTACTACTAATGACTATGAATCAGTATTAGTAATTACTGACCCAGTTACAAATACTACAGTTCAAGAAGGTCAAACAAAAAATAAATATGGAAGAATAAGTTCTACAAATCAAACTAGTATGCTTCTAACTCTATTAAAAAAGAGAGTTCCAAATATGAATATTCTAGGGTTCTTTATTGCTGGTTCTGGTAAAGCAGGTTTGGTTAGAAAAGATATAATCATGGATGAGATGAATTGTTCATGGGAAGAAGCTGGTGAGTACTCTAAAGAAATTAATAAGAACAAAGTATTGGTTTCAAAAAAAGAAGGTTATGATGAGTTTTATATCTTGCCTGGTGGTGCAAAACTAGACATTACAAGTGGTGATTTAGATGTTGAAGTTGGTGCTTCAAAGGCAAATCTAAAGAGAGCATTTGGAAAAGCTTCTAAAGGTAAAGTAACTAGTAGAGTACTACTTAACAAGTTTATTCAGAAGGTTGCTTAAACGAATCGATTCGTTTTTTTTAAAAGAAGGTATATTATATGATGGTAAAAAAACTGAGTAAAAACAAGGACTTAACAATACCCCTTGACATTACCCTAAAAATGTCGTATAATAAGTTATATTCAATGATGATGTTTAATAATAATAATGAGGTGAAAATATGAAGGCAATAGAAAATTTTATAGTAGAGGCAACTAATCAATTTGGTAGTGAGGCAGTTATTACCATAGACCAAGCCAAAAAAGTTCTTAAAGATATTAAGAGGTCAATTGGTATTGGTCATTTAAAACAATCTGGTATGGTTACTGGTATGGGCGAATATGCTCAAGTCAAAATTAAACCAGTTGGTATCTCTAAAAAAGATATCGTAAAAGAGGTTCAGGTAAATATTCCTGCTCCAGTTGTTCAAGTTCCTCAAGAAAACATGAGTGTAAATTTAGTTATGTCAAGTAACATAGAGAATTTAGTTCCGTCAAAATTTGAAGGTTTTGTGCCTTGGGGTCATACTGCTACAATCAAAAAGATTGTACAGTCTGGGTTGTATTATCCACTTTTTGTTACTGGTTTATCTGGTAACGGTAAAACTCTTATGATCGAACAGATACATGCTGAGATGAAAAAAGAATTGATTAGGGTTAATGTTACAATCGAAACTGATGAAGACGATTTACTTGGTGGTTTCAGATTAATAAATGGTGAAACTAAGTTTGTTAATGGCCCAGTTATTGAGGCGATGAACAGAGGTTGTACTTTACTTCTTGATGAAATTGATTTAGGTTCTAACAAGTTAATGTGTTTACAACCAGTCCTTGAAGGCAAGGGTGTTTATCTTAAAAAAGTAAATCAATGGATAACTCCTAAGAAGGGGTTCAACGTAATGGCCACAGCCAATACTAAGGGTCAAGGTTCAGATGACGGTATGTTTATTGGAACTAATGTTCTGAACGAAGCATTCCTTGAAAGATTTGCAATTACTCTAGAACAACCATACGCTTCAATCGCAATCGAGAAAAAGATTATTGTCGGTGCAATGAAGAAATATGGTAAGGTTGATGAAAAGTTTGCAGACAATCTTATAACTTTTGCAGATGTGATAAGAAAAACTTTTGCAGATGGCGGTATTGACTCGGTAATTTCTACGAGAAGACTAGACCACATTGTAAAAGCATTTGCAATCTTTGGTGATAAACAAAAGTCTATTGAGTTGTGTATTTCTAGGTTCGATACTGATACTAAAGAATCATTCTTAGACCTTTACAGTAAGATTGATGCAGGTATTAATCCTCTAGAAGAAGTTTCAGAAGAAGAAACTATTGCAACAGAAGAAGAAAGTGAATTCTAAAAAAAATTATGTGGGGGTTGACATTTATAGATACAATCCCCATATATATACTATGAAGTTGCCATTAAGGGACTTCATTTTAATCTTGCTTAATAAGGAGAAATAATCATGGTAAGCAAACAACTATTCAACACACTCACACCAACACAAATTCTAAACTATACTATTGGGTTCGACAGAACTTTTGATAGATTAGGGTCTGTTAGCTCAACTACCGATAACTATCCACCCTATAATATAAAGAAACTCGGAGGTGACTCACCAAAATATATTTTAGAACTGGCCTTAGCTGGTTTTGGTAAATTAGATATAAAAGTTAAACTAACAGACGGAATACTTTCAATCAAATCTGATAAAGATAATGAAACTGATGGAGAAGAAATTCTTCACAGAGGAATTTCCTATAGAAAATTTGAGAGAAAGTTTACACTTGCAGATGATATGGTAATTAATTCTGCAAAGCTCGAAGACGGATTACTGTCTATTGAGTTAGAACAAATTGTGCCTGAGGAAAAACGTCCTCGTACAATCGAAATCAAGTAATTTTGCTTGACGATTAACTTTACATTATGGAGAAATTATGTATAAAAAACTAACTAAAAAAGAAAAGATTATTAATCTTTTAACTAAAGGAAAAAACGTAACTTGGAAACATCTAAGAACTCGTTTTGATTTGAAAAGCCCAACTAAAATGGTTGACACCATTAAATCAGAAGGTCATGTGGTATACACAAACAAAACTTCTGAAGGTGTTGCTTACAGAATGGGTAAACCATCAGCCGCAATAATTGCAGCAGGTGTTGCAAGTGTACTCGGTACAGACTACGCTTACAAAAGTTAGTCAAAAAAATATAGAAAAGGGGTTGACAACAGCCCCTTTTTTATTGTATAATAAATTAAAATTATGAACTAGTGAGAATATATTATGGCAAAAGAAATTGACGTTGGTGCTTCCCAAATGGGAGTTGAGATATTAACCAATAAAGGTTCAGAAGACAATCCTACAAAATCAGTAGAAGTTCAAAAACCCCCAGAAAAACCTTATACAATAGATGACCATTCAAAAATGATTGAAGCAATGGGTCAACCAGACAAGGCGGCCGAGTTCAAACAAAAGGCAATTGATGCTTTAACTGAAGAGGGAAAGACCATGAATGACAGTATGACAGAAAAAGAAATAGCAAAACAAGAAAGAAGAAAAAAATCTAGGGAACTTGCCGCTGAATATAATAGAAGACAAGAATCTGGTGAAGACGTAACAGAATTTGAAGGCACTAAAGCACAAGAACCAAATCCAAGTGGTTTGGAAATTGCAATGCGACCTAAAGCTGCAGTACATATAATGAAGGTTGAATTTCCAATTGATATAATAGATGAATTCAATTCACATATTGATGACGTTATTATTCCAGCAAATGTAACTGCTGCTCATGGATTAGTTGGACAAATTAGTAGAGATGAAAGGTCAGCACAACTGACAATTAACCACAATGATAAGAGTGTTGGAAAACAATTCTCAGATGTTTTATTAAGACTTGGTGAAACATATATGGAAAAAGTTACTGGTATTAAATCTAAAACAGAAATGGAAACAATGTGGAGTGTGCATAGTTATGAGGGTGATTACAATCCAATACACGACCATGGCACAAAAACACCAATGGGTTTATCTTGTATCCTATATCTAAAAGTTCCACCACAGATAGAAAAACTTGGTAATCCTTCTGAAGAATTTGATGGATTAAATAATTCTTCTGGAGCTGTTGATGGATTTACTTATCTATCTTGGGGTATAAATGGTATGAGAGATATTAATATGCTTCGTCCAATAACAGAAGAATATATTAAACCTGTTACTGGAACAATGCTAATGTTTCCATCATGGTTAAGACATGGTGTAATGCCTTTCTTTGGAGAAGGAGAGAGAAGAACTTTTTCTGCAAATATGAGTGTAGTACCAGAGAGTAAAATAAGTGGTGACCATTATAGAAAACACACACCAAAGGAATAGTAATGAAAATTGATTATAAATTTAGTGAAGATAAAACTTTAAATGAATTAGAAAAATACATTGACTCAACCTATGATATGCATTATAGTAAGAGTAAGTTCCAAGCAACTGAGTTTATCTTAGATGCTGGACATGGTGAAGGATTTTGTATCGGTAATATACTCAAGTATGCCCAACGATATGGAAAGAAGAATGGTAAGAATAGGGCTGACTTACTAAAAGTGATACATTATGCTATAATAGCATTATCAATTAATGATGGAGAAAGTGATGAAACTAAGTAATAACACAATAAGTGTATTAAAAAATTATGCTTCTATTAATCAAAACCTAGTGATTAAAGAAGGTAATGAACTAACAACAATGTCTGCAATGAAAAACATTATTGCACGAGCTGAGGTAGAAGAAGAATTTCCACAAGAGGTTGCAATCTATGACCTTAATGAATTCTTATCTTGTCTATCTTTATTTAAGAGTGCAAATTTAGAATTTGACAGTACTTTTGTAACAATTAC